AAAAAAGCTAGGGTTGGTGGTATTCTTAAAATGCGTAGTGGCGGTAAAATGGATGGTCGCGCTATAAGAGGTAAGACACGGGGGCGGTATGTCTAAAGCAAAACCTACCAATGCTGCGTTGTGGTCTAAGGCTAAGTCCGCAGCTCAAAGCAAGTTTAAGGTTTATCCTTCCGCTTATGCAAATGCTTGGGCTTCTAAGTGGTATAAAGGTAAAGGTGGCGGTTGGTCTGGCGGCAACAATAAGGTAGCTAAAAGTGGCAAAAGCACCAAAAAAGGGGTAAAGGCGGTCTTGGCAAATGGTTCGGTGAAGAATGGACCGATGTTAAGACAGGCAAAGCCTGCGGACGCAAAACCGCTAAAGGTAAGTCCAAGCGTCCTTACCCTGCCTGTCGCCCTAAAAAGGTGGCGTCTAAGATAACTAAATCTGAGGCCACAAAGAAAACTGGGCCTAAGCGTGTAAAATGGTCTACTACTGCTAGTGGTAAGAAGAGGACTAAATAATGGCTACAGTCGTACCCGATCTACCAGAGTTGTTTGAGGAAGCCTTTGAACGGGCTGGCTTGCAGATGCAATCTGGGTATGACCTACGCACTATTCGTCGTAGTCTTAATATCTTAACTCTAGAGTGGCAGAACAGGGGTCTTAACCTGTTTACTATTGACTCTGGCACTGTCGATCTGACCGCAGGGCAAGTAGATTACAGTATGCCCGTAGATACCATAGATATTATTGAGCATCAGCTACGTACTGGTACAGGTACAAATCAGATAGATACAGCGTTGCAGCGTGTTAGCGTGTCTACATATGCACAGCAGACTAATAAGAACACTGTAGGACGGCCCACGCAGATATTTGTGCAGCGGCTACCTACTGAAGTAAAGTTTACACTGTGGCCCACACCGGACACTACACAGACTTATCAACTACTGTACTTTCGCCTAAAGGGTATTGATGGTCTTGCGTCAGGTGTTGGGGGAGAAACAAGCAATATACCTCCACGGTTTGTACCTGCACTTGTATCAGGGTTAGCGTTTCATGTAGCCATGAAGAAACCCGAAGCCGCAGCTAGAGCGGTGCCTCTTAGAGAAGAGTATGAGTATCAGTTTAAGCTGGCAGCATACGAAGACCAAGAACGCGCATCCTCTATGTTTGTACCGTTTCAAACCTTTCATGGGGGGATGCGATGAGCTACGCGTCTGGTAAACACGCATACGGTATATGTGACCGGACAGGGTTTAGATACCCACTAGAAGACCTCGTATATGAGTTCCAAGATGGACACCGTACTGGTTTTCGTGTTGGTAGAGACGTAGTTGATCCAGATCAACCACAGAACTTTTTGGGGCGTATTCGGGTTGTTGATCCACAATCGCTACTTAACCCAAGACCTGATACTTCCCCCGGACGTGGCCTATTTGGTTGGAACCCCGTAGGGCATCCTCTCGTACACCTGACAGGTCAAGTTGGAACGGTAGCCATAGAAGTTCCTATCCCAGAGAGCGATGCAGTTACGGGTGTAGTAGCATCTGGTTCTGTAGGTACTGTTAGTGTACTTGCGGGAGACGATATTGACGTTTCAGTTACAGGCATAGCAGGCACAGGCGCTTCAGGTGCCGCTACTATAACTACAAACATATTTGCGGTAACGGTAGCCAGCGGCACTAATCCATACGGCACAGGCAATAAGTTCTACATAGATGGCGTTGTTAGCCCAACAATTAGTATTGCAGAAGGTTCTACCTTTCGGTTCGATCAGTCTGCCTCTTCTAATAGTAGCCATCCATTAAGATTTAGTACAACCGCCAATGGAACACATGGCGGTGGTTCTGAGTACACAACAGGCGTAACTACGTCAGGAACGGCTGGACAAGCTGGTGCATATGTCCAGATAACTGTAGCTAACAGCGCACCGACTTTGTATTACTACTGCACAAATCACAGCGGTATGGGCGGTACGGCTAACACACCATAGGAGACTTAGACATGGCACCTAAAACATCTAAGAGGCCCGTAACACGGGAAGACGCAAAGAGATTAGCAGCAAAACGTAAGCGCGTTAGCGAATCTCCCGGTATGACCAAGCGAATGAACGCTTCTGGGGCTACTGGAAATAAGGGTTCTCGTTTTGGAGCAGAAGAAACTGCTAACATGATGGCTACTGATCCTGCCCGAGGGGGTACAAATCCAAAAGAGGAAAAAGACAGAAAAAAGGCGCAAGCATTTTTTGACTCGGTTTTAAAAAAAGCCTATGGCGGCACGATGAAGAAAAAAGGTATGGCTAAAGGCGGTGCTGTAGCTAAGAAGAAGGCTGGCGGTGCTGTAGCTAAGAAGAAGGCTGGCGGTGCTGTCACTAAGAAAATGGGTGGCGGCAAGATGATGAAGAAGGGCTACGCTAAAGGCGGTAAGCTAACAAAAAAGATGGGTAAAGGCGGGACTCTAGTACGCGGTACTGGCGCGCAACGAAGCGGCAGAATGGCAAGAGGACCAATGGGATAATATGCCCTACCTACAAAGCAATATACCACACTTTAAGTGTTGGGTTCGTCGTGAGTATACGGTCAATCATGAGCGTTACCACGGCGAATTTCTACATGCTATGGTTATTGCTGTTACGACAATGCCCAACAGATGCCTGAGTTTTCAGATTATCTTTACGGGGTGTGAGGCGGACGATACAGGCGAAGCTAACGTACACGGTGGGGCTATGTGGGCTAGGATGCCCATAACTGCTCTGGTGGCTGATGAGTCATTTGAAGAGTGGCCCGAGGGTATGGCAGTTCACGAAGCCCAGCCTTGGGACTGCCCTTCCCATACACATGCGGTATACACGCTTGACAGGGCGTCACCTTGTCCGTGGATGGCAAAGATTGCAGGAGGGTTTTTTCCTGCTAAATACCTGTTTACTGTGGACTATACCGACACAGATGTAGCAGATGACCCTGCACAGCATAAACAAGCGCATGTACTACAGCTACTAGATGCGGGTAAGTGGACAGGCAATATAGTGGCGTTACCCAACAACAGGGTACGGGTAACACACCCTGCGTGGTTTGAGACAGGTGAAGGCGCACCAGACTTTAAGCCATCACAGCATATACATTATTCTAAATCTGACTTAGACTACACGTTAGATGTAACGCAGATATTTGATAATTTGTACAGCGAGGCCGAGTAATGAACTATACTGAGCTTACGCAAGCTATAAAAGACTATACAGAGAACACAGAAGCAACATTTGTTTCTTTGATCCCTACGTTTGTCCAGCAAGCGGAGCAACGTATATTCCGTACTGTTACTATACCTGAAGTTAGGTCCAACAGTACAGGTACTTTAAATCAAGGTACACAATATTTACAACGACCCGCAGACTTCTTAGCGGTATTCTCTCTAGCAATTATTGACCCTACTACAGCGGCGTACACGTACTTGTTAGAAAAAGACGTTAACTTTATGCGGGAAGCGTACCCCGTAACAGCTACAGAAGGTGTACCTAAATATTACGGTCAGTTTGATGGTGACGCTATAACAGCGGCTACAGACGGACACTTTATTATAGGTCCAACGCCTAATGCTACATACACCGTAGAGCTACATTACTACTTTGAGCCTAAGTCTATTGTTACTACAAGCACGTCTTGGCTTGGTGAGAACGCTGACACTGTACTTCTTTATGGTTCCTTGGTAGAGGCGTACACGTTTATGAAGGGCGACCCTGATGTTATGCAGTCATACAGAGAGCGATATGAATCTGCGCTACAACAGTTGTCCGTTATTGATGCCGCCAGCAAAGGCGATAGTTACAGGGATGGGAACTTTAGATGAATATGCCGTTTGAAATGTCTGTTGGTAGCGTCGGAGTCCGAACTACTAATAACCGAGGATTTACTCCAGAAGAAGTCGCGGAGCTATGCGTTGATAGGTTAATGATCGTATCAAATGATGCGCCGCCAGCAATAAAAGATCAAGCCTTGGCTCACAAGGAACGTATGAAGGCTGTAATCGCAGTCTACATGAAACAGGCTATCCAAAGTGATAGAACTACTGTATATAATGCAATCAGTGATGCTGGTCATAAAAAACTAGCCGAATATATAAGGAAAATGTAAATGGCTTTTAATGGCAACTTTATGTGTACCTCTTTCAAAGTTGAAGTTTTGAAGGGTGTCCACAATTTTACCGCAGCATCTAACGTCTTTAAGCTGGCAATGTACACAAACAGCGCAAGCTTTACGGCGGCTACTACTGCGTACACTTCTGGCAATGAGGTTAGCGGTACAAACTACACTGCTAAAGGAAACGCTATAACTACAGTTACTCCTGTCGCTTCTAGTACAACGGCTCTTGTAGATATGAACAATGTTGTATTTAGCAACGTGACTATCTCTGCTGTTCGCGGAGCATTGATCTTTAATGAGGCAGCTTCGGGTGATCCCACAGTATGTGT